AGCTTTAGCCTCATCATATGTTAAGTCTCCTGTAGTGCGTGGGCTAAGTATTCCTTGTCCATAGCCAACAACTTTAGGACTTTCAATAGCATTTGAATCAAAACTCATTCCGCCAGTAGTACTAGTGCTTGTTACATCAACTCCTGGTCTTGAAACAAATAATCCAAAATTACTACCTCGTTTTCCAACAAGTAATCTTTTTGCCATTAGAATATATCTCCAATAGCTGCAAATTTATAATCACCCGCTACATTTGAATTACTTAGTCCTGAATTAGTAAAACTACCTGGTTTTGTTACTGTTGTACTTGTAGCGCCTCCAGTCGAGGTGGCAAGAGGTACATAACCAACTCCCTCTGTCTGAAATATAACCAGTTTACTGTAGTCATTATCGGGAACTGAGATAGTAGGAGTTGCTGAAGCTCCGACTCCAGTTACTGTAGCTGTATCTGCAGTTGTATTTGCACTTGTATTTCCGATTGGTGTAAATTGTAAATATTCATCAATACTTGAACTTGTAGAAAACATTAATTTATCTTCATGTAAACTTGTATCACTTACATCAAATCCTGCTTTTGAGATAAATAATCCAAATTGACTTCCTCTTTTTCCTAATAAAACTCTTTTTGCCATTTTAAAATCCCATATATGTTGAAGTCATATATCCATACCCACAGGGTATACGGAATACTCCTACTTTTACATTTGTTGGAGGATTGCCTCCCATACGACCTTTGTCTAGTGTATAATACCAACTACCACTTGTATCTCCAAAAATAAATCTACTATTTAACGATTCTCCATTCGCTTTTCTGAATTCAAGTCTTTTTGCATATCCGCCTGCTGTGTTTGATGAATAAGTTTGATTTGCAGTATTCGCAGGTGCAAAATATCTTAAATTTGTTCCATGATCTAATGCGTTTGCTGTAAAAGTAACGGGGAATCCTGCATGACGAGTACTATTAATAGGAGAAGGGTCTCCTAAGTTTGTATCTGCTCCTGAATTAAATGCAAACATATCTAATCGTTCTTGTACTCTTTGAGTTATGGAAGTCCCAGTTAATACTGAATCATCTGAAAGTGTTGTTGTTCCATTTGAGTCTGCTACTCTATTTCCTGACGCTGTAGTATAGTAAGAAGTTGAACTAGTATCATATTGAATTCCAGTTCCGTCCTGTAAGTATAAAAACAAAGGATGGTATTCCGTACCTGAAGTATTCTCAGTATCTGCAGTTCCCCCACTCGTTGGTATAAAGTTATTAAAACCTGCAGATGCTGTTGCACTACTAAACTTTCGAAAGTATCTTCCAAGTCCTGAATTTGTTGTGCTATCAAAGAGCAAATCTTTTCCAGAGGCACTTGTTACATCTACTCCTTTTCGTGAAATTCGAAGTCCAAAAACTCCTGATGATATTTTTCCTAATAAAACTCTTTTTGCCATTATGTATTGTCCGCTATTATTATGTTTGCATTTGCAGCACTTAGTTCAATGTAGTTTGTTGCAGATGCACTAGATATTCCAAGAAAAATGTTTCCTGAACTTATAAATGTAAGAGAGTTAGTGAAAGCTCCCTTAAGTTGATCTCTTTCATTTTTATTTGCTACACTTCCAAGTCCTACATCTGATGAAGTGGTACCTGCTCGTATGGCAGCAGTTGAATCTGTATTTGCTCCTAATGCACTTGCTGAAACTGTTCCACCGCCTGCTCCGCTTAATACACCACTCGAACTTATTGAAATACTACTATTTGTTAAAGTTGCAGTACTTGTTAAACCTGTTCCACCTTTTGATGCTGGTAAAGTATTGTTTCCTATTAAAGTGCCATCAAGTTCAATGGCTCCTGCGGCTATCTTTGCTGCAGTGATTGTATTTGCTGATAGTCTATCGGCATCAATACTTCCTGTTGTTATTTTTCCACCGTTAATAGTAGTAGTATTATTATTAATAATATCTGCTGGATCATACCCTGTTATCGCACCACTGCTTCCACTTGTGAATGTTACAAGTCCACTAAATCCAATACCTTGTTGAGACGCTTGGAAAGTCAAATTACTTCCCGATGCGGTGTCTCCACCTGCTGTATTTTCTTCTGCCACAAAGTATGAATACCAGTATTTGTTCGTATTACCGGCTGCAAAGGTTGGTGGGGTTGTTGCCCATCCGCTTGTTAAACCTGCAAAACTATTTGTACTAAATGTATAACTTGTTGCGGAAGGAGTGGCAGGTGCACTTGATGAACTTGCTTGATGATATACAAAGTGTGTTAATGTCTTTGGACCGTTTGCTCCATCTGCTCCTACTACTCCTGCTGTAAGTGAGTATATTATTTCAAAAGTATAGACAGTTCCTGAACTTGTTATAACTTTTGCAATAATAGTATCTCTTACAACATCAGGTTTAAAACTCTGTTTAAATATAGAAGTTCCAGAATATGCTCTCGGTACAACTGTATCAAGTTCTAAAGAAGTATCAGATGTTATTCTATTAATTCTTGCCATGAAACGAGTAGAACCCGCAGCTCCAACAATAAATAAATCTCCTACATTATAATCACTCAAGAAAGAAGTACTTGAACCTGTTACAGTTCCTTCTTCGTTTTCGATAGTTACAGTACCTGAAGCACTTGATATGCCTGCATTTGCTGCTCCGACTTCTGCAAAGTATTCAAAATTAAAAGCATTTCCATCAGCATCTTGTGCTGCTGTATCAGTTTTTAGCTCTACTGCTTTTAGATGATCCGAAGTTGCATCTGCATCAAATAATAAGTATGCTTCTGCACTTGCTCCCATTCCTGAAAACGCTTGCTGTGTATTTCCTGTACCTGTGCCAGAAAGTATAAATTCTTCTTCGTTTCTGGAAAAGAAGGTATAAGTAGACGAACTAATTGTTGCGACTCCACTACTTGAATCAATACTAAGTCCTGCATTGAGTGAGCCACCTGGAAATAATCTTCCGATTTGTGTTGGACTTGGTAATCCTTGTTGATTACCTATCTCAATAGATTTTTGAACAACTGCAGAATTCATTCCTGAAGTATTTATTGTTTTTATTCTTACAGTAAATAGTCCATATCTTGATATTGGTATATCAATAAAATTTGTATCTTTTGTAGCGATTATTTTTTCAAATACAGGTCTAGAATTTACATTGTGTCTAATTTCATAGTGTGATAGATGTTCATAAATCGAGTTAACAGCACTTCCTGAGTTATCTGTTCTTATGCTAGTAGGATGTTGCCATTGGACTCGTAGTATTTTCGGAGTTCCCGTTACGGATGTATCATCTTCTACATTAGGGTTAACATCTTGCTTTAAAGATAGAGTAAGAGATTTTGGTACAGGAACTTCATCTTGGTAAGAAGGTAGAGATTTAATGTTATTTGCCTCAGGTTCAAGTACATATCCTCTGTCTACTAAATCGAATTTTCTTGAATCATATTTAATCGCAGTAATTGCAAATTTTACAGACTCTTGTTGATTAACTCCTGTTACAACATATTGTTGTGCTGAGCCTGCAAGTAATTCTCCTGAACTATTAAACTCTCTAATCGCCCAAGACATATCTTGAGCTGGAGCACTACTAAAAGCACTAGACACCTGTACAGCAGTTACTGAGTTGCCTGTACTTGAAATTGTTTTTGTTTCTACTCGACTGTTAGGATTCCATGATAATACAATAGGGTTACCACTATCATCTACAGCATTTGCTACTTCTGCATCTGTATCTAAAGTTACTAAGGTACTTCCAACGATTGCCGATGGAATATAGTCGCCTCTTGCATAAGATACACTATTAATTGTAGCACTGTCTTGGGCTAAAAATGCTCCTCCTGAAGGGAAAACTACAGATAGCTTAAAAGTATTTCCACTTGATAAGTCTACTGCACTATCAATATTTATAGTAGTTGTAGTACTACTTTCTGAAGTTCTACCACTAAATCGAAGACGATCTCTATCTCCATCCTGTACAAATATTACATCTCCTGGCTTTAGAAATCCGCCATTTAATCCTGTTTCAAAACTAACTCCTTCTGTTTCAAATATCTCTGAAAGTAGATGCCATTTTCCGAACCTAAATGCTTGTCCTTTTGAAGTACATCCAAAAGCGGCTACATCTTTTGAGACAACTCTAGAAGTTTCAATAATATTATTTGTGTCCTCTACAACTTCTACTGCTCTCTTATACATTGATTCTGGATCATTCCAAGTAACTCTAATTTGATTACTTCTATATTCTTGTTTTGATGAGGTATATTGAAATTTTCCTCCAATTACATTTGCTTTTGAAAATGTATATACAGGAGTTTGGAACTTATTTTGTGAAAACTGAATCTGTCCATCCAACCAGTACATCATACCTCTAAATACACTTGTAACATCTTTTAAAACTTTTAAAGCATCTTTTGCTTGAGATAGATATAAATTACAAGTAAATCTTGGTTCTGTTCCTCCTTGTCCATCACTAACTAATTCATCACAATATTTTGCAATTCTAAATAACTCATACTTATCAATTTCTGAGGAATTTATATATTTCCCAATACCATATCTATCATTAGTTACTAAATCATAAAATACCCAAGCTGGATTATCTGAGTAAACAGGTTCATGGTTTGGATTGGTTGGAGAGGTAAATGTTTCTTTGTCGCCTCTAAAATTACCGTCCCATTGTTGATATGTCCCACCTGAATCTGCACCTGTTGTTACGTTTCTGTCATAATCTGCAAGACTTCTATTTCCTTCTTGTCGTGGAAAATAATTTGTGGGTACTTGAATAAGTCGTCCTTGTACATGATATCCTCGAACAGGTAAACTACCAAAAGATTGCGCATCAAATATTACTGCTGCATATGCCGAAAGAGGATAAGATAATTTGTCTTCTAATACTGCTTCAATAGATTGTAGAGTACAGGGGTTATTATGATCATAGTCACCATGCCTTGCATTAGTTGGATTAACTCGTTCGATTTTTACTTGAAAATCTGTAAAAGGTTGAAATTCTTGTAAATCAATAGTGAAAGTTTCAATAAAAGGAGCTTTAGTCTCTGCTTCAACAAGACCAGTATTTTTACCTCCAGCTCTACCATTAAAATTAGAAGTTTTTTTACCGCTTGCTCTACCTTGTATTTGAGCATCTGTTGGTCCAAAAATTAAAGTTTCTGTAAAGGAACCATCTCCTGCTCTCTTATAACCTAAGAATATTCGAAGCTCTACATGAGCAGAAGCTTCATCTCCCGAACTTTTTTTGTTTGCAAGCATCAACGGAAATTTAAAAGTAAGTTTTAATTTATCAATTTCAGATTGATTAGTTATACCCATTGTAGTGGCTGAAATTGTAATAGGAGATGCTGTTGCATTCCCGGATGCTGTAGTATATCCTCCACTAGTAACATTACTCTGTGAGCCTGTTAAAGAAGATAGATCAGTTTGTTGTATTTCTGCATTTGCTCCATACACTATTGAGCCACTGCCAATTCCTGGAAAATTTTGAAGATAAGGTTGACTTCTATATCCATTCATAAATGCATACTGAAAAGAGCCATGATTATAGATAGGTGCAGAGTTTATATCTGATCTAGGAGTAGTAGTAAAAGCTGTAACATTCGCAACATTTCTAGCGTCTGTTCCTCTAGATGAGATATTGGATATTACCGCTGTTGTAGAATTTGTTATTGATGCTATTTTTCCTACTTTATCTATAGCGGCAGTTACATTTGATACAGAAGCTCCTGCTGGAATATCTACATCTATAGAAGTCGCAGAATTAAACTTTATAATTCTAGCAACAAGAGTGCCTCCATTTGCTCCAGCTCCAGGAATTCTTATTTTTTCAGACATGCCATCAAGTAATCCACTAATATGAACATCATTTGAATTGAAAAAACTTGAACCTGCTGTTACTCTTGTACTACCTGCAGTTGTGCTGATTCCACTTGCTAATTGTTTTTTTGCTCCTACTATAGTTATAAATCTATCGCCATCTGTAGTTGCTAAACCTGTAAACATACTATTAAAATTATCTACAATAGTTAGTGAGCTTGCTGTAAAAGTTGCATCTTTTGTTTCTGCAATATTATTCTTAACTCCAGTTGTTCCGATGGTTGCAGGAGTTTGATTTAAATAAATGGAATCTGTGCCTGCTACAAGCCCTTTTATAGGTCCTTCCGAAATAAGATCGTATATTACTGCTGTTTGATATTCGTTTGGACTATTTGTAATATTTGAACTAAAACTACCTTGAGTTAATCCTCCTGCAGTTGTTCCACTACCTTGTGTGGCATTTATTATATTTTGTAAAAAACTACTCATTTCTTTTGTCCTGACGCTCCATTTCCGCCCCCACCTGCTTGATTATGTCCATCGGTATCTTGACCGTAGTCTCCCCATGATCCTGGAGGAGATGAATCATCTGGCTCAACAAGTGTATATCCTGTTTGTTCAAAATTTACTCTGTTTGGTATAAAACCAAAATTTGTGATTGCTCCACCTACAATTAGTTCTCCATATAATAAAGGTACAGGAACTCCTTGTTTTGTGTTGTTTTGTGGTCCATCAAATAAATAACTTTCTCCTGCTTCAGAAGGGCTATCTGGAGTAAAATATCCTGTAACACCTGACATTGCTAAACCTGCTCCTAATAATTGGGTACCGGCTGCAGCTATTTCTCCATAAGTTGTTAGTTGTGTAGTAGATATTTCTACAGTTCCTCCTCCTGTAGCGGACATATTCAGAGTGCCTGAAGTTGTTTCCGTAAAAGGTCCTCCTAGATTCATAATAAAGTCATATCCATACATAAAAAGCACAATACCTACAATTACTTTAATTACATCGCTTGCACCTGCACCAGCAGCTTTTGGAGTAATAATTATAGTATCTTTTGGATGCTCTAGCATTACTGCAAAACCATCCTCAACTAAATCAGCCCCATTTAAGATATCAAAGTCTATGCCTTTTTCTGCACATTTTAGTAAATAAGATTTGAAGCCTTCTGTTTGACATTCAATAAGTTTAAAAATATCACGAAAATTCTTGACATTCATATGCCAGTCAGTGCCAAACTTTTCTCCGAGTTCTCCCATTAACTTAACGTGGGTCATATATTTCTACTCCTTTATCTGGGTATGATACAATTAAATATGGTATCTGCAATGCTTTTGACATATCTTTGTCATGCTTGCTTGGATGACAATTTTGCATATAGTGACTATGGACTATATATTTTATTTTAGAAATTAACTGATACTTGCCTAAAACTTTTCCGTCAATTTCAAATTGATTTTCTTCTGTGGATATATTCTCACAAGGAATATATTTTTCTTTGTTATTTTGCTCAACAATAAGTCCACACATTTCACGAGGTGCCTCAGTAGCTGCCTGAGCAAATATTTCATCGAGAAACTTCATTTGAAACTTTTTGATCCTGGAAACGCTCCAAATGGTAATGTTACTGTTGAGTTAATTTCGGTTTTTCCTAAAGAGGATGCGCTTGTTATATCAATTGGAGTAAATCCAAAGCGCTTTCCACAAGACGTTAATGTTTTCCCACATTCATCTGCTCGTTTCCAAAAATTATTAAATCCTGGAGTATTCCCTGTATGTGATACAGTAGTTTTCCAGATAAAAGTGGTTCCTCCACTAGTATGCGTTACTATATCATTGAGTCTGTCATCTGTAAAAGCGCTATAAGCTGTGCTTGCAGAATATGCTCCTTGATGTACTCTTACTCTTTCAAATTTTGAATTTGAATCAGAAGGAGTTCCAAGTGCAGATTTTGCTCCAGCTGTTGCTACTTGCCAATACTCATTTATATTTGCGCTTGATAATGTGCCATTTGAATTTACTTTTGTTGCTGTTGCAGTTGTCTTAACAAAAGCTTCTACTGCAAAGTTTGTACCACTTGAGGCAGTTGTATAATTTGTAAAACTAGTAGATGCTGGAACTATAGATTCATTGTCTATATTAACATATACTGTAAACTCTACTCCAGTCATTGCTTGCCCATTAATATAGTTATGGGGTGTATATTTACTTTCTCTATGCCAACTACATCCTCCACACTTAGCATGTTCTGCTAAGTCAGGACTTGCACCAGTATATTCCCAAGGACAAGCATTAGAAATTATTTCTCTAGCAGGAATTTTTACACCTTGTAAATCATAAGGTGCTACAAGTTCAAAACTAATAAAAGCAGCATCTCTTGATGTTATTTTAGATATTGTCCAAACTTGTCTTGTAAATTCAATAGGAGTATTGCCTGAACCTGGATCTGAAGATTCGCCTTTTAAGTATCTTTTTAAAGTTAATCTTCTGACTACTTTCTTACCTACAAGAGAATCAAAATCTGTAGTCCCCATTTGAGTCGCAAATGCAGTACTGATAAGTGTTACATTTAGAGTAGGTCTAGATATTGCTCCTGTTACTTTTATGTCGAATCCATCAGAAGTAATTGGCAAAGCTACATAAGTTCGTAGTGTCGATGGACTATCATAATCATACATTTGTAAGGTTGAAAGATCATCATCTAATCCCCTAGTTAAATAAGCAAACTGCCCATTAGGTTTCTCAAGTTCAAATAAAGTAACAAGTTCAGATCCTGGCTGTTGTTTTTGTAAATCTTGATTGATTGTCATGCTTCATAAACCCTTCTAAATGTTGCTCTCAAGCTATAGAAATTATCGTATGACCAAGATTGTGACCAGTCTGAGCATATACATAATATAGTTTCTGTACTTGAACTTTCATTACTATCTTCTAAATTAAATTTGAATCTACTTACTGCTCCAAGACTTTCAAAGAAAGCGACTAAATCATCTATTTCTGCTTTTGGTCTATTTGAAAAAGACACACTCAGTGTTTGATTCAAATTATTAATTCCATCTGCAATTCTAGATTCATAGCCATCTCCAAAACTTAAAGTATGAGTTTTAGGTGCTGTTCCACGAGTAAATCCTTTATCAGGTTGTACTGGTGCGCTGAATCCTGTAATATTTCCGTTATCTGCTTTATATATTCCGAATGCCATAATTTCTTAGAAAGGGCTTAACATGCCGCCTGGTCGTTGTTGTTTTTGAATTTCTGTCTGTACTGCTCCAGCAACTGCTTTACCAAATCTATACATATCGTCTCCGCTACCTTCAGAAGATGTTTCTCCTGTTGTCATATTTACATTTACACTAATATTGTTTCCACCTGTAGCTCCTTTCATGTCTACAGGAATACTTCTGCCATCTGGTAGAGGAACAACTGCTTCATTGTGTTTTCCTTCCCCAACTAAATATGTTGGTTCTGTTGCGACTCCTCCACTGCTATACCCTTTCATAACTCCGCCTTTAGCCATAGGGATAATTCCACCTTCTGCTAATCCAAATACAGGAAGTGCCATAATTGAAGCAGCTAATTTAGCTGATGCTATTTTTGCCATTTCTTGTACAATAAGAGTAAATAAGCTTTTAAATGCTTCTTTTGCAGTTGCTGCTCCCATTGCTATATCATAGAACATTTTTTCAATTCCTTGTGCGAATGTTTGTTGTATTTTAAACGCATCTGTAGTAGATTTTTCATACGCTTTTGATTGTTGAATTATTACATCTCGTTGTTTTTCTAGTAATTCTAATTCTTTTTGTGCGTTTAAAAGATCATCGTCTTTTAACTCTCTCATTTTATATCGTTGCTCTACAATTTTATCATTTGCTGCTAATGTTGCTAAATTATTTTGCTTTATTTGTATTTTTTCTCTTGCAAATCGTGCTCCTGCGTCTTTTCTACCAGATAGCCCTGCTAGATCAGCTTTAAGCCCTTCTCCATCAATGAGCCTTTGTTGTCGATTTTTAAGAACTGAATCAATTGCTCTTACTGCCTCTGTTGCTTGTGTACGTACTTCTCCAACAGTTGAGCCATCAAGTTTAATACCAAGAATTTTCTCAAAGTAAGTAAGATCACTACTAGTTAAAACATCGCCTGCCGCCTTGTTTGCTATTTCATCCATAGCTTTTTCAATAGATGCTGCTTCTTGTCCAAAGAATCCAGATCTAAATCCTTTATACGCATCAGATCGTCGAGTTTCTGTTGATTCTTGTATATTTTTTAATCCTTTTAGTGCTTGTCCTGTTGAAGTAATTTTTAAAACAAAAGCACCTAGTGCATCTTGGTCTAAATTAACAACATCTCCAAATGCAGCGAGTTCTGGTATTATCTCTGTTAACCGTTTAAATGATTCACGTACTCCTTTTGCATATTGTTCTTGTTTTTCGGGATCTTGAATTGCCTGTACTTTTGCAATTTCTCCTATAATTCCTGAAGTATTTAAAGCATTTGCTCTAATTTCATCTGCTTTTAATCCTTGGGGATTTTTATTTTTGAATCCGTCTACGATTGTGTTTACTTCCGATAGTATTCTTTGTTGTGCACTGAGAGATTCATTAAATTCCATATTTGCTTGTTTTCCTTCTCTCATATCTTTTACGTACTTCATCATACCTGTTTCACCAACTTTTTCTGCATGAGTTCGTAAATTATCGGCTGTTTCTTCAAAACCTAAAAAGTCCATTACTTTCGCTACTCCACCTAGTATAGATTTATATATTCTATCTATATTAAGTAGTAAGTCCATTATCATTTGTCCAGCAAGAACAAGAAGTCCAATAAATCCAGCTTTACTCATAGCTTTATTTACAAAGGTAACAAAACCTGCTGTTATTGCTCCCATACCTGCCATTACTCCAGTCCATCCTGCTTTTATTCTAGTTCCAAGAGTTCTGAAGGATAATTCAACTCTTTTTACAACCATTTTTGTTTTAGCAAACCAACCTTGACTTTGCATATTCATTTGAGTAAAACTAGTTTGTAAACTTCTAACTACAGCAATATCTTTATTTTTAAATATACCTGTAACAATCTTTCCATGTTTCTTGTATTGAGCCTCTGCAGATCTTAATGCTTTGTCTAAGTTTGATTTATCTGCTCCTCGCATTTTTCCTGTAGCAGCACGTTGTAGTACTGGAGAGTCACTTCCTTTTGCGAGTACTTTTGCAGAGGATTGTACACCTGTTGCACCTGCAGCTCTTGCTGCTTTTACTCCTTGTTTTGTTTGTTCTACTTTTTGTCGATATTCATCTAAGTCTTGTTTTGCTTTTTCATAACTTGCAGTGTGTGTATTTGACCAATTCTGAAGTCTTTCTGTTAATTCTGTTTGTGAAGGTATGACTTGTTTAATAATTGAAGCCGCAAAAAGTCCGATTGCCAAAGCGGCAACTTTTACATTATTACTAAGTACATTTGCAAAGAAATTTGCAATCGGGGCTATTCCTACTTGGAAGTTTTTGATTAAGTCTGAGAATACAATACCTAATCTATTGAAAGCATTAACAGGTACTTTTTCTCCAATCTCTCCAAAGTTTTCTGCTGCTTGTCGTAAGGTTTCATTTAATACCGCTTGAGATCTTTCGTATGTTGTTAGTTCGTCTGCATTTTTACCTACAAGTCGACCATAATCTTCTGTAGCCTTTTTGAGACGTAATGTAATACCAAGTTCATCTAATAGTTCTGGTTCAGCTTTTGTTGTACCCTGTACAATTCGATTAAATGTATCTTCAAAGTTTCTACCAAGAGCCTGTGCAGCTCCACGAGAAGCTTTTGCTACTTCTTCAATTTGAGAAGTATTGTAACCTTTTGCAATCATAATAGCTGCTGATTCACCCGCTTTTTGTAAATCAATCTGATGTCCAGTAGCTATTTGTAATTTTCTTGCTACAGTATCTAATGCGACACCAGTAGAGGCAGCATAAACTGCTTGAGATTTTTGAAGAGTTTCAAAGTTAGCTGCTTCTTGTAAAGATCTATAGACTGCTCCAAGAGCAAATAATGATGCCGCTAGTGTGGCATAGGCAGGCACAAGACCTCCAGAAATGCCTTGTGACATTTTAGAGAAGTTTTTACTAGTATTTGAGGAAGCTTGAGCAGCTCCTTTAAGACGTCTATCTGCAGTATGTGCAGATTTCCCAACTTTATCAACTTCTTTTGAAGCTTTCTTTGCTTTTGCACCGACAACTTTTAAATTATTATTATCATCGATTACTACTTTACCTATTACTTTAAAATCTGCCATTTATCTCTTTATATTTGCTGAGTTAATCCCAGTGCCTTTAGCCTTCGATCTACTGTCTGCGGCTTTACGTTTTCTTTCTAAATCTTTATTTATATTTGCTGAATTTCTTGCTTCAATATGTTTCAAGAAAAATACAGTCGTTTTGGTATCTTTTACTTCCCAAATTTCCAATAAAGTTCCTAAGGCGGATAAATCCTTTCCAAAGTACGATCCACTCATACCATCCCATCTGTCTGGTAAAAGGTCATGCAATAAAAAAGCCACCTGAACTTCAAAAGGATAATCTTCCGTAGTTGGTGGCATTTCTTCAGGGTCAGGGTCTGCTCCTGTCTGTTCACACATATCTAAGTAAACATCAAGAGTGACTTGCCCGTCTTTGTATTGTTTGTCTAAGAGACCAAGTATTTGTCTTACTTGGCTCTGGTAAAATTTTCTAAATCACCTGTTACTTCTGTAACCCAAGTATCGAAATCAGCTGCATTTTTCATCAGCGTTTCAGCGTTTTCTTGAGAAAATAAAAGTTCATCTTCGGGATCTAGACTACTAATGTCCACCAATAGAAGCTCTTCGAGGTAAGAATATTTTAAGCCTTTCCATCCCTTAATTACAGCTTTTACATACTCTACTAAAAACTTATCTTCATCTAATTGCTCATCAAATGCTCTAGTTTTACGATTGAACTTTTGAGATAAACAACGATTTCGTAGTTTTAGCAGTTCTTCCCTTGCCAAGTAGCAAAGGTCGACTGAAAATCCAGCCGTTCCTGGATAATCAACTGAAACTGTTTTGCTTGGAGTTAATAAACTCGCTAGTGATACTGATTTGTTTTCTTGTTCTGTCATTCTGTTTCCTGGTTAAATGAGGGGAGGGTTGCCCCTCCCTTCTAAAATTAAGTTACTGTTGGTCCGATAAAGATAAAATCAATTTCGTCCGCAGTGTCAACTGAGGTTGGTAGAGCATGGAAATTTGTTTCCAAGCTTACGATATCATCAATTGAATGTGTAGGTACTTCAAGATGGCAGTTGTTTAAGTTTGCAACTACTCTTGGAGTATTTCCTGTTCCACCAATAGTAAATGTCAAATCAAATGAATTTGTCACTACTGAAGTAGATTCAATGATGTCCTCAAATAAATCTGTACTAGATGCACCAGATGCAGGAGTATTTAAGTAACAAGTAAAGTTACCTGATACAGAACGAGTTCCTGTAACATGTCCTAAAGGCTGGTTTACAATGCCTAGTGTTTCTGGTGTTAAGAAAGTCATATTATTTGAGATAGTAATGTTTCCACCAGTTAGTGTTAGTGTATAAGTATCAGTCATACCTGCATTTGAGAACGTAAGCGTTGCTCCGTCTGCAATAGACATTGCTGCACTTAGTGTCAAAGTAGTACCTGATATTGCAGATACAGTTGTACCTGCGGTTACTCCAGTTCCTGAAACAACCTGTCCGACTTTGATTAATGCACTACCATTATCCAAAGTAACAGATGTAGAACTTGAGACTGCTCCGTTAACGGTATCTGTTACAACATCATTAGTTAAGACTAAATCTGTTAATCTGTTTCTAATAAAGTTATTAGTATCAGCTGCTGCTGTTCCTTCAAAGATAGTTGCAGTTGACATTGAAGTTTCTTCAGTTATAATTTTACCCATTCCTGACCAGTTTGCTGTTGCAATTCCATCAATATCAAAATCAATTGAAACTTCATTTACAACACAGCCTGCTATTTTATAAACAGTTGAACTAGCTTTACCACTGCCCATTTCGAAAAATAAGTCAAAAGTATCTAGTGCGACTTTGTTTGAATTTGTAAAAGCTATATTTGCGTCTGTACCATCAGCTGTTAAAGCTGTTCCAGATGCGCCTACTGCTCCACTTCCTGCCAAAGCGTTCCATAGAGGCTCTTCGACCATGTGATGATGCACTGATGAATGTTCACCACCTGATCCTGCTCCACCAGATTTAAAAGGTCTGATGTAAGTCTGAAATGACCATTCTGCAGGAGCGTAAGAATCTGTAAACATTTGTCTAGCTCTTCTACTGACACCCGCCGCTGTTGCCATCTCATTCAATGTAACTTCCGTTGCATTGGTTGCTTGAGAAAAACTAAATCCATCTAGTACTGGTATCTTATAGATTGCTCCTGCGCTATCAGTAAGATGAACTAATGTATCTCTCGAGTAATAAAATGTATCTGCCATTTTACATTCTCCTATTATTGCTTTGAAAAGGGTCGGCTAGAGTATTCTCTGCCTATCCGTTTTCATTAATATTGGACTGTCGCTATTATTTCGCCAATTCCAAAAGGTTCTAAAACTCCTTCGTCTGTGTCGATGGAGTTTAT